GGCAGTTCAAGCCGCGCTACATCGACAGGAAACATCTGTTACTGTTGTTGGCTATACGTTGGTTGAATTGATATTCAGCGCAATATCGGTTACAAGAGATAGTGAAGGTCGTGGATACACAGCCGTCATTGCACTTCAAGCGATGCTTGATACCGCCTAAACTCCGCGCCGTGGGCAAGCGCAACAAAAATGGAGGCCATCATGGCTAAACAACTCGGACGCGCCCTGCTGGTCAAGATTGGCGATGCAGCAGACCCAGAGGTTTTTTCAAACCTTTGCGGACTAAATTCTAAGTCATTGACCATCAATAACTCATCTATTGATGTGACAACACCTGACTGCACTTCACCAGAAGGCGCACTTTTCACTGAAACGCTTGCTGGCCTAAAGAATGTCGCAGTTTCTGGTGATGGCTTTTTTGAGGACAGCACAGCAGAGGCTCGAATGAACACTATTGCGATGGCTGCTGACAACTCAGTCAACATGCAAATCGTTGTTCCTGACTTTGGCACATACGCTGGTGCGTTCCGCATTTCCTCTTTGGAGTTTGGCGGCGAGACTGAAGGCGGCGTGACTTATTCGCTTTCGCTTGAAAGTTCTGGCGCAGTTACGTTTACAGCCGCTTAATGAGTATTGCTGCTGAAGCACAACGCGGGGGCATCGTCGAGATAATCGGCGGTGCTTCCTACTCGTTCAGACTTCGCAACCGCGAGATTGAGCGTTTTGAAGACAAGCATCGTGGCATTTTTGAACTTTGGGATGGTTTTTTTGGACGTGGCAAAAAGCCTACATCCACAGAAGTCCGTGATATTATCGCGCTTGGGCTAGTTGGTGGCGGAATGAAAGATGCTGAAGCTGACAAAACTGTTTCCAAATGCGAACCAGAAGACTTGATGCGCCTGTTTCAGATTGCTCAAGCCACCGTTGGTGTTGCATTTATGCCTGACGCTATGGACGAAGGCGCAAAAAAAAAGACAGCGGAAACCGACCTGACCGACTGAACGTGCGAAACATGATTGCAAACGGCATCGTCATTGGCTTACGTCCAGAGGAAATCCGTGATATGGTTCCCAAAGACACTTGGCTTGTCTTTAAAGGCTGGAGCGATGCACACAGCCCGAACGAGTCAGGTTCTGAAGCAATGAGTGCAAGCGAATACAGAGATTTAGTGAGGCGAACAGATGGCAATTAACGCAGAACAGTTAAACATCATTCTGTCCGCTCGCGACAAAGAATTTACAAAAGCAATGGACCGCAGCCAAAAGCGTGTTGCCAGATTTTCCTCAAAATCTCAGAAAAGTCTGAGCGCAACAGGCAAGTCGTTTAACGCATTGGGCAAAGCTGCAAAAAGTCTTGCACCTGTTCTTGCGGCTGCATTTAGTGTCCAAGCGTTCAAAGGCGCTCTTGATTCTGCGGTTCAAATTGACAATCTCTCAAGGCTTGCTGGCGTTGGTGTCGAGAGGTTCCAAGTTCTTGCGGCTGCAACTTCAGAGTTTGGCATTGAGCAAGAAAAACTTGCTGACATTTTAAAAGACGTGAATGACAAATTTGGTGACTTCACACAAACTGGCGCTGGCCCTCTTGCTGATTTCTTTGAAAACATTGCCCCCAAAGTTGGCTTGACTGCTGCTGCTTTTGCCGATTTGTCTTCAGAGGACAAGTTGGGCGCTTATGTGTCCGCTCTTGAAAAGGCCAATGTAACCCAGTCGGAGATGACTTTCTACATGGAAGCCATAGCCAGCGACAGCACGGCTTTGGTTGGTGCATTTAAAAACAATTCCGCTGCAATTAAGGAAATGGAACGACGTGCTTCTGAACTCGGCATAGTTCTTGACCGCGAAGTTATTGAAAATGCAAGAAAAGCCAAAACTGAACTGGCTTTGGTTTCTAAAGTTATTTCCGCCAATCTTTCGCAAGCACTTATTGACTTGGCTCCGCTTGCGGTCAATGCCGCTCAAGCAATCACTTCTATAGCGCAGGCCATTAGTGACCTCGGATACAACGCCCCACCTCCATTGCTGAATAAAGACGAAATCAAGGCTCTGGCTAATGAGTACAAAGGGCTGGAGACAGAACTGGCGGCTGTGGGTCAGGCGCAAGCTGCATATGACCAAAATACTGAAAGTTTTGGCGAAGGAACTGACGAAGCACTGGCCGCAACAAAAAGATTGACCGAGGCTGAAAATGCCTTGGCAGCAGCGGTCAAGAAGAAGCAAGATCAGCAAGCGGCACTTCAGAGTGCAAAGTCTGGAATTGGAATAATTCAATCTGAAACTGAGGCGCTACGCGAGCAATCAAGAATCCAGTCTATGACGGCTGAAGATGCTGAACGCGCAAGAATTGCGAAGCAAAGAGCGGCTTATGAAACGTCAATTTTAAGCGACATTGAAAAAGCGTCTGGCATTTCTTTGGCTGATTTCACCGACGATCAAATTGCCAGAGTGACAAATCTTGGTGCGACTTATGAAGAAGCCGCAATGGCAGCCAGCCTTATTCTTAACCCAGTTAAGGCGGCGGCGGCGGCCACCACAGAAATAAAAACAGAGGCTGAACTTGCTCGCGAGGCTTACGAAGCAATGATTGGCCGAATGTTAGAGGCTTCACCTGCGCTTCAGCAGCTTGGCTTCGACGCTGACAACTTGGAAAGCACAATGGGCATGGTCGAAGGCAGCATGGAAAGCGCCTTTATGAGCATGATCGACGGCACAGCTTCAGCTTCGGACGCCTTTAAGTCTATGGCGGGTGAAATCATAAAAGAATTGTTCCGCGTTTTGGTTGTGCAGAGAATGGTCGGCATGATTTCTGGCGGGATCACTAGCGCGTTTGGTGGTGGGGCAACGCCTAACCCACATACAAGAGCATCTGGCGGTCCAGTAAGTGCGGGCCAAGCATACGTCACGGGCGAGCATGGCCGAGAGTTATTCGTTCCAAAAACAGATGGCCGCATTTTAAGTGGTGCGCAAACAAGCAACGCCGCTAGAAGTGGCGGCGATGGCGTTACGATCATTCAGAACAACACCTTTGGCAACGGCGTAAACCGTGCTGAAGTTAACGCAATGTTGCCCAAGTTGGTGCAAGCATCCAAGGCGGCGGTTCTTGACGCAAAACTGCGTGGCGGTTCATACGGCGGAGCATTTTCATAATGGCAATATCTTATCCCCTAGCACTACCGACCCACACTGGCTTTTCTGAGGTTGAACTTAGGGCCAACAACGCGGTTGCTTATTCGCGCAGCCCATTTACGTTTGCTGGTCAGGCTTTTGCCTATTCTGGGCAAATGTGGCAAGCTGACATCACGTTGCCGCCTATGCGTAGGTCTGACGCTGAACAGTGGATTGCTTGGCTTGTCTCGCTGCGCGGCCAGCTTGGAACCTTTCTACTGGGAGATAAGATAAGCTGCGAGCCGCGTGGCACTGCCACATCAGCAACCATCTCTGGATCAGCGGGTGACAACAGCGTGACGGTAGTAATGACTGGAACGCTGCTGGCTGGCGATTATTTCCAACTCGGTGGCGGTAGTTCTGCAACGCTGCACAAGGTATTGCAAGATCAGAACGGCAACGGCACTTTGGAAATATGGCCTGCAATAAGGTCTGATCAAACCACATCATCGGCAACGCTCTCAAGTGCGCAGGGTGTCTTTATGTTGTCCACCAACGAGCAATCTTGGAGCATTAGCAACGCGGCGGTTTATGGAATTAGTTTCAGCGCGATGGAGAGAGTATGAGCCGCACGGTCCCTGCCGATCTGTTGCTGGCACTTAGCCAGCCAGAAGTTTACCCATTTCACGCGGTTGAACTTAACTTTGACACTGCGCCAGTTCGTTTCTGGACAGGATACGGTGATCGCACAATCAACGGTGAAACATATATTGGCACTGGCGATCTTTTAAGCATTAGCGGGCTTGATGAGGCAAGCGATCTTTCGGCCAAAGGTGCTGCGTTGCAGCTTTCTGGCGTTCCCAACTCTTTGGTCGCACTGGCCATTCAAGAGCCTTATCAGCGCCGCACTTGCATTATATATTTCGGGACGACCAACACCGCTGCGCCTATTGAGGTGTTCAGCGGCTTAATGGACAAGATGACCATTGAAGATAGCGGATCGGCCAGCAATATAACGCTCGCAGTTGAAAGCAAACTGTTGCGCCTTAACAAATCAAGCAACTGGCGCTACACAGAGGCAAACCATCAATCTCGTTACAGCGATGACACGTTTTTTTCGTATCTGGCTGACTTGCAAGACAGGGACATTATATGGGGCCGCGCGAACGCCTAAACGCCTATATCAAAGCCGTCAGGGGTGATGAGTTTGTATGGGGCCAGCATGACTGCCTAACATTCACCAACGACGCCTTTAAGGCTATGTATGGCGCTGGCTGGGCTGATGATTGGCTGGGCAGGTATATGGACGGAACGAGAATTTTGGGCCGCAACGAATTAAAAACAGAGTTTGGCTTTGGAGAATTTAGCAAGGCGGTTGATACTAAGTTAATGCAAATCAACCATGTGCCGCCCCTTGGTGCGTTGGTGACAACCAAAAAGGCTCGCAAGTGGGTTACTGGTGTTGCTATGGGTATTTGCACTGGCAGCAAGGTTGCTTTCTTGGACAAGGTGGGTGTGATATACTTACCAATAGATGACATTGATCAGGCGTGGATTAGACCATGAAATATAAGCTGGGCGACTACACGGTAAAAAATTGGAACGATTGGGATCGTGTCCCGCGTGATCCGATTACTATCGGCGCGGCTATTGCAAGTTCGTTAGCTGTCACCAGCGTGGTTGGTATTGCAATCGTCACTGGCCTGACGGCTATCGCCATTTCTGCGGTCACGTCGTGGGCGGTGAGCGCACTATCTCCCAAACCTGATTTTTCATCGTTTGGCGCTGGCGGCGGTTCACGCGGTGGATCAGCAGGGACATTGGTAAACGTCAAGCAGGCTGCTTCGCCTGCTGATTTTGTCTATGGTGAAGTGCGCAAGGGCGGCGTGATTTCATTTTACGAAAGCACGGGTGCAGACAACAAATATTTACATCAAGTTCTTGTGGTCGCGGGGCATGAAGTCGATACGATTGGCGATATTTATATCAACGATCAAATTGTTGATTTATTAGCGGACACGACGCAATATAAAATACAAATACCAGCGGCCAGTGGTTTGAGTGCCATTTTCAAAGTAGTGCGGACGATAATTGTTCCAGCGTCTTTTGATTATGATGTTGGCGATACTCTGACAGAGGCTCAAAATCAGGAACTTTTGGACAACGCTTTGTCCTCCAGCTTTGATGTGACAACTGAAATTTCTCAAGCCATCACTTCAATCACTGTTTTGCAAAAGGATGCAGGGTCTGGCTTTGTTTCTGGTGATTGGAACAGCAAAATTCGCATCAAAAAACATCTTGGCGATCAAACCGCTGCTGACGCCGATCTTGTCGCGGAGACATCTGTTGACACTAGCTTTGTCGGCAGCGGTCTCGCCTACCTTTATGTGCGCTATGAATATGACCAAGACGTGTTTGCAAATGGCCTGCCTCTGATTACTGCGATGGTTAAGGGAAAAAAGGTTTATGACCCTCGCACCTCCACAACGGCATACAGCAACAACGCTGCGCTGTGCATACGCGATTACATCACAAGCGTTTACGGGCTATCAGACAGCGCCATTGATGATGTGACGTTTTCTGCGGCTGCTAACGAGTGTGACGAATTAATTACCTTGTCTGGCGGCGGCACGGAAAAAAGATATGCAGTCAACGGCATTGCGACTTCCGCAACACCAATCAAAACCGTGCTTGGCGATATGTCTACGGCGTGCGCTGGCACAATATTCTGGGGTTCTGGATATTGGAAACTGAAGGTTGGCGCATATAGCACACCAGTTAAAACGCTCACGCTTGATGATTTGCGTGGGCCAATCAGCTTGGATACTCGCACGACAATGCGAGACAATTTTAACACCATTCGAGGCACTTTTAATGATGCCTCACAGGATTACATAACAGCCGACTATCCAGAATTAACTAGCACTGTTTTTAAAACTGAAGACAATGGCGAAGAAGTTGCCCTTGATCTCCCATTCCCTTACACGACTTCCGCATCGGCGGCGCAGCGCCTTGCCAAGTTGACTTTGTATCGCAGCCGCGAGCAAATGACGATTAATGCTGATTTTGGCCTTGAGGCTCTTAGCATTGAAGTTGGCGACATCATTGGCTTTACCAATGAGAGATATGGCTTTGACGAAAAAGAGTTTGAAGTTGTTGGCTGGCGTTTCACTCCCGACCCAGAGGCAGGTGATTTGCGCGTAAACTTGACGCTGCGTGAAACTAGCTCGTCGGCGTATGATTGGAACGCAGAAGAAACTGCCATCATCAATAACAACTCGACACTCCCTGCGTTTACTTTCGTGCCGCCTGTTGGCTTGAATGTTGCAGGTGCTGAACTGCGATTGGCAAACCAGCAGGTTGTTGGCGTTATTCTTGTTGATGTAACACTTAACCCGCTGCGTGCTGACAAGTTGGAGTTTCAATTCAGAAAGCATGGAGCGGCTGAGTTTGTTCCTGTCGGCACGACCTCTAGCGTTTTAAGCAGCAACCGTTTTGAGGTTGTTGGCATAAATGATGGCTTTTTTGACTTTAGGGCAAGGGCGATCAACAACATCGGCGTGCGTGGTGAATGGCGAACTATTGAAAACCGTCAAATTTCTTTATTCGCTGACCCGCCAGAAGACGTGCAGAACTTGGCCGCAAACGTGGTTGGGAATACGCTGCATTTAAGCTGGACGCCTGTCGGTGATCTGGACTTGTCGCATTACAAGTTGCGTTATTCACCTGCCATCGGCGGTGCTTCATATCAAAACTCAATTGACGTTTTGCAGAAGATTAGCCGACCTGCCAACAGCGTCACGTTGCCGTCGAAGGTCGGGACGTACTTTATCAAGGCGATTGATAAGCTGGGAAACCCGTCACTGGACTCAGCGTCTATTGTTGTGCAGACAAGCACTGCTGATATTGACCAGCTTAACTCTGTATTTGTCGAGCAAGAAAGCCCTGTGTTTGGTGGCGCTAAATCTAATGTTGTCAGGTTGACCGAAGACGGCGGTGCCAGCCCATACATAACGCTGGATACGACTGCGACCTTTGACACCTTCACGGGCAACTTTGATGATGCTGTCGGGCTTTTTGATGGCGGCGGTGGGACTGTTGTTGCCAGCGGGATTTATTATTTTGAGGACTATGTTGATCTCGGTGACAAATATGTTTCCCGCGTTCAAGCCAACATGGATGTTTCGTTTATTGATTACGTCAACGATTTCGACGCGGTTGCTGGTTTATTCGACACCCGCGAGGGTAACTTTGACGGCGACACAGCGCAGTTTGACACGACAAGCGCACGCACGCAGATTAGCTTTACTAACGACAACCCCGCCGCCGCGCCTACGTGGTCGGACTGGAGTGACTTTTTTGTCGGTGACATAGCGGCACGCGCTTTGCGGTTTAGGGTTATTCTTGAAAGCAGCAACCCTGCAAACGCTCCGTCTGTAAGTTCTCTGAATGTGCAAATAGATATGCCTGACAGAGTTGAGAGTGAAGACGATATAACATACACTGGCAGCAGGGTAGTTTCATTCCCGTCGTCGTTCAGAGCCAACCCTGCCATTGGTATTGCAGCAACATTGGCAGACGGCGACAGATATGCTATTACTGGTAAAAGCCGTTCTGGTTTTACTATCACGACCTATACGGGTGCATCTATAAGCAGCAATGCAGTCACTTTCGATTATGTTGCTAAAGGATATGGCAAGGAATTAAGCGCATGAGTCAAAATGATTTTAACATAGCCAATCAGGGTTTTCCTAGCTTTCGGAGCGATCTAAACGACGCGCTGCAAGCGTTGGCAAGCAATTCATCTGGTGCCACTGAGCCGTCAACCACGTATGCTGGCCAGTTTTGGTATGACAGCACCAATGATGTGTTGAAGTTCCGCAATGAAGCCAACAGTGCTTGGATCGACCCGCCGATTGCTGGTCTTGTGACTGCGCTTTCTGACTTGGGTGTGACTGCTTCAGCCGCCGAGTTGAACAAGCTGGATGGCGTTTTGACCACGACAGCCGAGCTAAACTACGTCGATGGCGTTACCAGCAACATTCAGACGCAGTTGGGCGGCAAGGTTGACACCTCTGGCGATAGCATGACGGGCAACCTTAACTTCGGTGACAACGACAAAGCCGTATTCGGTACTGGGTCTGACCTACAGATTTATCATGATGGGTCGCATAGTTATGTTTCAGACCAAGGCACTGGAAACATTAAGTACAGAGCCGCTTCTCGACATCAGTTTGAAAATGCAGATGGTTCAAAGATGTATATTCAGCTTGTTGGTGATACGGTTGGTCAAGAGCATGTTGAACTTCGTTATAACAACGCAGAAAAACTCGCCACGACCAGCTCAGGAGTCAGTGTCACAGGCACAGTAGCAGCCACATCCTACACAGGCAATGGCTCTGCTCTGACAGGTGTTGGTACCAGTACAGCCGCTGGTGCTGTTGGGACTTATACGTGGGGTAGACCTCTAGGCTACACCGCATACGATATTGGCGACACAGCCTCTGGTATTTACCCCCTATCCCTCAAGGACAATGCTAATTTTCAGGGCACGTTCGAAGCTAGTGGATGGTTATTTACTCCCAGTGCACCTATGGTAGGTGCAATTAGGTCTGGGACATGGAGGGCCATGATGAAAGTCACCAACGATGGCGACATCGGTCTTCCAGCACTATGGGTAAGGATTTCTTAAATGAGCATTACAATCACAGAAGTCCGCAATGCGGCATCAATGAACGCAGCTAACACTAGCATCGACGTTGAGATTAATCACCCAGACTACGGCTGGATACCTTATCTTCTGACTGACTTTGATGAAGACACAACCATCGACAACGCAGAAGTCATGGCTCTCATTGGTACAGACTTCACAGCTTATGTAGCCCCTACTCAAGCAGAGCTAGACGCAGCTACAGCAACACAGGTTCGCCATGAACGTGACAACATCCTAGTCACAGTCGTTGACCCACTGGTGTCTAACCCACTGCGCTGGGCTGACCTAACGGCTGACCAGCAAACAGCATGGTCTCAATACCGTACTGACCTACTGGCTGTACCACAGCAAGCTGGCTTTCCAACTAACATTACTTGGCCGACTAAGCCATAATCAAAGCAGGGGCGGCGCAAGCTGCCCCTTGTTGCCCTATTACGGCGGGTTTTCTTTTGTGATTGCTGTTTGGAATTGCAGGCGCGTGACGCGAAACTTTGCATTGGGTTGATAATGTGATAAGTTGCGAGTGCATATGCAAACTTAATGGAGGCCCGAAATGGCTACTTTGAACAATCGTGTGTTCGACAACGGGCTGACCGTTTTAGACACAGAAGCAGACAAGATCATCATCACATCGCAAGAGGCCACGTCGTACACAGAGGCAAACGCCACTTACGCTCTGGGCAACAGCACATCCCTATCTATAGGTGCGCCACAGGATCGCTCTGGTGGTGGTCGTGAGGTTGTAGTTGCAGCCATCACCGATGGTTCAGTTACTGGAACTGGCACTGCTACGCACTACGCGATTGTTGATGTTTCCGCCACACTTCTAATGGCGACAGGTTCCTTGACCGCTTCGCAGTCA